GATGAGCTACTCTCAAGTATTGCAGCCATCGATGGTAAGGAATTAGAAAACATCAGTAACGAGTCAATGGATTGGGGCAACAAGCTAGAGCCAACCATACTGACCGAGGCAGCTCACAGGCTGGGTTGCCACCAGTTAGACATCAACCACGAGAAACCATACTTTCACGATAAGTGGCCCATCTCATGCAGTCTCGATGGCACAGCCACAGGATCCATGGAGGAGGTCTTCACCGATCCAGAGCGTGGCATCTATGTGGTGGGTCAGCCTTCTATAAGACTTGAGGGTACAGGAGTCTTGGAGGCCAAGCTAACTGCGATGGATGCCGAGGATGTCTTGCCCCTGTATCGAGGGCCAATCCAACTGCAAGCGCAGATGGCTATCACCAAGGCATCATGGGGCGCGATTGCTGTGCTGTATCGTGGCACAGAGTTGCGGGTCTTCTTGTTTGGACCACACCCAGAGACCTTGGATCTCATTGAGAGAACGTGCAAAGAGTTTCAGGACAAGCTGGATCGCTATAAGAACACCGGCTACATTGACCACTACCCACCCATCAGCCCAAAGGATGCAGCTAGGACTTGGTCTACTGGCTCGGATAGTGAGCTAGTAAAGCTGGATGATTATGGTGTGGAGCTGACCAAATTAATCTTAGAAAACAAGCAAAAAATATCTAGGCTTGAAGAGGAAACGGCTAAGGCACAGACTGAGATTATGGGAATGATGAGAGACCACAGCCATGCATTGGCTGGTGACTTTCAGATAACGTGGCCTCAGCGTAGCTACAAAGCAGCCCCAGCCAAGATTGTGCCAGCCAAAGAGGCTTACACAATTCGTCAATCAACATTAAATATTAAGGTACTCAAATGAAATTAATTGCAACCGCTCTGGTCAAGGCACAGAAAGAATTTGGCCCAGCTCTGAAGACATCAAATAATCCATACTTCACTTCCAAGTATGCTGATCTGGCAACTGTAGTTGAGGCTGTCATTGATGGCCTTAACAATAATGGCATTGCCCTAGTACAGAAGTGTCACGAGTCTGATACAGGAGTCAATGTAGAAACATTGCTACTGCATGAGTCTGGTGAGTCTCTGTCCTGTGGAGTTCTGCACGTTCCAGCCAGCAAGCAAGACCCCCAAGGGTATGGATCCGCTCTGACCTATGCTCGCAGATACAGCCTCATGGCTGCCTGTGGGATAGCACCAGAGGATGACGATGGTAACGCTGCCTCTAGAACCGCTAGAAACCCCCTAGATTCGATTCCTAAAGTACCGCCAGTACCTACAGCTATGCCAGCAAAGAAAGTTGATCTGAACTCGATTAAAGAGGACATCCCAAGTAGTGGCGAAAAAACAACACTTCCGACTCCGGGGTCAGTTAGGCTACAGATCCCAGGCAAGGATGCCATCAACTGTAAAAACATTGAAGAGTTTATTAGCCAATACAACACAGTTGCGGACAAGGTAGCCAACTCCAAGCTGGCGCTGGCTGACAAACAAAAGAAACTGCTGGAGTTCAACACGCTGAATAAGGACACCATCGAGATGCTCTCGCCCATTCAGATGGTCATAATGACCAGCGCAAAGCAGAATCGTAAGAAAGTATTAGATGGTGTTGCTTAGGTAGAGCGCTCGCTCATCATTGCGCCTTGACACCAAACCTTTGAGAACCTTGCCGCCAGCCTTTGTCCAATCGAGAAAGGCTTCAGCGGCTCCCTCAAAGTCTCCACGATTGTGTTTCATTCTGAGGCTAGAGCGCTGGAGATTGCCTAGCCCAACATTAAACGCAAAGCTGACGAGTGCGCCAAACCTCCCAGGAGTAAGGCCATCAGGACATAGTCTGCGTACCCCGCTTTCAAATCTCTGTAAATCTTGAGCAAGAATTTCATCTACCTCTCCCATTGATAGAGTGCGGTTCCAGCCATCAGGAATGGGCAAAGCCTTGCGCTCGGCTATTGGAACCTTGATATGGTTTGGATCAATCACATGGCCAACTCCAACTGTCCACAGTAATGCTGGGCATTGGTATGGCTTTTGTTTCACACCTTCGTGGTGCTTAATCATCTCGATGACTTTGTGGTCAATCATTTTTTAAATGCTTGTGTACCGAACCAGAAAGCGACTACAGAACTCCAGATGATTTGTGTCTCGTTATCCCATAGGACATCAAGAGCAATGGTGAAATCAACTCCTGTCTTCCAAGCGTAGACGAAACCAAATATTTCTACGAAAGCAAAGAGGACAAACATTCCATAGGTAATCGCTGGGCGCACCATTGCACGAGCATTGATGACCCATGTGGATGCGCCTTGGCCAATGGCTATGTCATGGGCATAGAGTGACTCACGCTCTTGTACTGCTGTGGTCATAGCTATCTGATCTGTGCGGATCTCTTCGATGCGCTCTTGGGATGCGAGGCCAGCCTTACGCATCTCCAGTTCACGCTCGATCTGGAGTCTAGCGAGATCCATCTCGTGTGCTTTGTCTGATTTATCTTGGAAAAAATCTAGGAGCTTTGGTAAGCCACCGGCTAGGAATGAAACGAGAGTTGTTAACAAAGTAAACATTATTTATTTCCCCATACTAAAAAATAAGCTATCCATGCAGCGACTGCGAAACACCAGAACTGCGCCCACTTCGCTTTGGCTAGATCAGAATCAAAGGCTTTCTGCAACTCTTTCTCTTGTTTCTCTAGTTTTGCTTTGAGAGCCTCAACCTCTGCCCACCGCTTGCCATACTTCTTTAAGAACTCTGTTCGCATTCTTTCTTCTTCTCTGCGTACTTGCTCTTCATGTTCCCATTGCATCAACACACGCTTGAGAAACAATTCTTTTCGTACCTCGTTCTCACGCAGCTCTCTGCGCCTGTCAAGGTTGCGTTGTTGGGCTACATCGGATGCTTCTTTCTGCGTATCTGCAATGCTTTTGGACAGCTCTTTGCTGACCTCACGACTAGCGTTTAGAGAACTGCTGATGCCCTTTGCGCCATCAAGAAACCCGAACTGATCTGCCACATTAGTTGCCGATCTTGATATGGCCCATCCCAGCTAGGAATGTAACTAAACCTACAGCCCCGACTCCGATAATCCAAAAGAACTTGGTGACCACAGACTTACCGATATTGGTATAGACCTTTTCAATGACACGCTCGGTCACCTTCTCAACGATATCTTCAATCTCTTTGTCAGTAAGCTGTGTCATAGTAATCACGCTTTCTTTCGTACTGTTTTGCGTACTACTTTCTTGGCAGCCTTGCGAGCTGGCTTAACAGTAACTGGTTTCTCAATGGGGAACTCAAGCGTTGCCCTGGGGATAAAGCCAAAGCGGTCTAGGATGTATGCAAAGATAAAATTCATTTATGCCTCGCTAGGAAAGGATAGGTCTAACGCAATCAATTGCTCTACAGTAGTAACCGCAGAGATAGCTGTCTCTAACTCATCTGCTTTAGCTACTACGCTTGCACGATAGGTAGCGACAGAGCTAGGAATGTCTACATTGCGTTCAGCTTTACGGATTACCATCCAATCAGTCTGAGCAAGGATAGAACCAGCAGTAGTCTTTACTTGGGAGATAAATTGAGATTTAAGACCATTTAAATCTTTAGGATTGTTGATGTTGCCATCCCAATAGAACCTATCGTCAGCACGAACAGCATCCGCTTCCCAGACTAGACCGATAGCAGACTTATCTTCTTCTGTGGCTAGACGAATCCAGTTGTTTGGGTATTGAATGTCATTGTGTGTGAATGGAGTATCTAATGGGATAGTCCTAGTTCCTATTTTGAACATAATATTTCCTATCGTGCGTTAGCGTATTTAAAGGGGTTTTCGGCAAATGCCATGTAGATGTAAGTACCGCTACTAGCGTTGACGGAGCTACTTACTGACCTTGCCTTAAATCCATTGGACAAAAAATCATAGTAGCTGTTAGAAGATTCCGCTTGTGACACATTAGCAAACAATTCAGGTGCTACTACATTATAAGTACCTCTTGCTGTGTCACAAATGTTCCAGTCAAGACCAGCAATGTCAGTTCGTTTGGATAGAATATATCTAGGTCTAAACCCTGTATATACAAAAGTTCCATCACTAGAACCATTCCCTGTGTATGAGCCAAATGCAGAGTATCCAGCTACTTCTGCAAAGCAATAGGCTACCATTGTGTCAGAACTATTGTATCCCCCTACTGTAAATACGCTAGATGTCGGTGCAGTACTGTTAAAAGCGTTGTTATCACTAGATTGTGCAATTGTTAAATTCAAATAAACTACATAAGCCGCACTAGGCAAAGACGCATGATAAGTTATATGGCTGTAAGCACCAGCATTTGTTCGGTGAAACCAAATAAACATTTTTGGTGCAACGCCAAGTCCATGTCCAATGGTTGCAGTAGAGCCAGTTCCAGTCCAAGTAACAATACTAAATCCAGCACTTGTATTAGCACTTACTGTAGATGTAATAGAACCTGCTGTGTTGGTTGAACCTGCACCATTAGCTTTCCAGTTCCAAGCAACAAAAGTAGAGCCACTATTATTAGCACCGATTGTTCCATCTGTATCAACAGTAAAACCATTGCTATCAAAAGAATTAATACATCCGTAAGTTTGTTCTGCTGCTGTGCTATCAGTTTGTAATGTTTTACTTGCCCCAGTTATTGCATTGGCAAGTAAATGAGAATAGGCATTACTTCTTGATTTAATCCATAAAAAATCAGGTTGAAAACCTACCCCAGTTACAGCATTTGGGGTTGAGCCTGTGCCTGTATAAAGAACAGTATTCATATACTTACCAGCCTGTGTAGATGCAGTAGCGCCAATAGTAGGAGTAGGTAAGTTAAATGTGTTTAGTCTATTAAAGCCTGTTGGTGGTGTGTAGGCGAATGGGCGTTGACCAAAGTTAGCTGATTGCGTTGCCCAGTTTTGAACCATTACTGGAGTAATGTTGTAAACACCTGTGTAGGTTGGACTTGTTCCTGTTGATGGATTTGGGCTACTTGCACCTTGCCAAGTGTTGTTTTTTCCAAACCAAAGACTTCCTGTGCTTGCGTCATAAGCCAGTTGCAAAACATCACCAGTTGTAGTTGTTGTAAACCCGCTACTTATATTTGTATTGTTGTTTGTAGCGTACCCGCTTTGCCCGTTATAACCCCATTCTGTAGCAGAAGTTCCAATTACATTATTACCTGTATCTATATTGCCACTAAATACGCCAATACTAAAAGTTGCAAAAGTACTAAATGAATCACAAGTATATTCAAAGTAAAATTTACCAGTTGTAGGCAACTGCATTGAACCGCCAATTCTACGCCAAGCACCAGCATTGGCTGGAGATGTTAAATTGGCATTTGTAGGAACAGATGCAGATTGGGTTGTTTGCAAAGGATTTAACACGCAATAATTAGCCGTAGTAGCGCTTGTCAGCGTAGGCACATCGGTCATGCTGTCATAAGTAGAGCCTGATGTAATGCTGATATTGTTTGTAGTCCAATAGTTTGCGTTGCCTGAGAAGTCTTTTCCTAATCCCACATTTGATGATGTAGTCAGAGCAGAGTTATCGGTAAATGGCAGATAGAATCCATTAGTGCCGTAAGTTCCTGTGTATTTCTTAGGAATCCATACACCTGTGGTTGAGGATGTTTCACCGAATGAGGATGGGGTTAATTGCTGACCATCTACAAAATACATTTCTGCTAAATAACCATCAAGATAATAAAAACCATCATCTCTTAAACCAATTCTTACACTTCCTGAAACTCCACCAACAAAACCTACACTATTTAATGAAGGATAAGTTGTTGCTCCAACATCTGTAGTAAACGCTGTTAATTGAACACCATTTACATAGATTTTTACTCTATTTGTATCGGTTGCTTGAGTTGAATCATAAGCAACCATAATGTGATACCAAGCACTAGGGTCACGATAAACAGCGGCACTTAGAAAATTCCATTGATAACCAGCACTATAGCTAGAAGCCCATAATTTATCATTCCAAAAAAGAATACCACTACCAGCACCGCCAGTTCCAGAAATCATTGTTTGAACACTTGAGCCGCCTATAATTCCTCTTTTTACCCAATAAGAATAAGTCCATTTGGTTGCCGTTGTGGGTGTTGTTTGTGTTCTATTTAAATAAGCAGACACACTTTGACGAAAGCGTAGGGAGTTGGTTAGGTTATAACCATCATCTCCAGTAAGAAGTAGATTCTGATTAATCATTTAACATCCGCTACTAGACGAGCAGTAATACGACTAGCTGACTCTACATAATAAGCTAAGACATCTACAGCCGATGCAGTTGTAGTTAGTGTAGGTGCTGTGCCACCGGGGAACTTAAAGTTAGAACCATACGCTAGGGTGCGAGAGCCTGTGCCATCTTGAGTAATGACGATGACACCAGACTGACCAGCAGTTAAGTTTGTTGGATTAGCTAAGGTACGATTGCCACCGAGAGTAACGGAGAAGTTGTTAGCATTGTTAAAGTTAGGAGTAATGGTTGCACCATCTGTTAAAGCAGTAATGGTTCCACGCTGTGCCACGCTAAAGGATTGGTTGGTATTGGTAAACGCTGTATTGGCATTGTAGGCTTGTACATCTGTGCCAATCGCTAACCCAAGATTTGTTCTAGCGTTAGCTGCTGTAGATGCACCTGTACCACCATCTGCTACGGCTAGATCGGTAATGCCAGATATAGAGCCACCAGTAATAGCAACAGCAGTTGCATTTTGAGTTGACATCGTTCCAAGGCTTGGTGACTCAGAGGTTCCAGCTGTAGCAACTGGGTTACCATTAGCATCAAAGGCCAGGTACTTGCTTGCTCTTGATGCCTTAGTTGGCAGAGTCATAGCAATATCTGTTGGATCTGTTACAGGAGCCTTAAGCGCTCGCTCTGCTGTCTCAGCTACTTGCTGTGCGTAGATGGTCTGTGAGTCTAGGTCAGTATTAAGGGTGCTGGCGAACAAGTCACCGCCTGTCGTATAGTCGCTAGTGCGTTGAATTGCTCTTGCGCCAACAATCGTAATATTGCCTGTGCCAGCGGTTACTAGGGTAATTGATCCTGTGCCATTAGCATTAATGGTTACGCTGTAATCTGTGGTCAGAGTCAGCAATGTACTGCCCCGATATACAGCGATATCTGTATTGGCAAGAATTTCAAACGTAAACGAGTATGGCCCGACACCAGTATTGGTGTAGACCACACGTCTTGCTACGTTAGATATCGCATAATCAGCCATAATATTTCCCTAATCTAGTTGATTTTTTCATAAAAGTCTATCGCTTGTATTTCCCATAATCACGCTTTGCTTGCTCTACATCTCTTAGTGCCTCGGCAAGATCGGGGTCTTCTGCAATTAATATCTTCTTAGCCATGCTATATCTATCCGATATCTCTTTGCTAATAATCGACTGAGCTTTACCTAAGTCAACTGTTGCCAAATCTTGCAAGTTCTGGCCAAGACTTTCTACAGCCTTTGCCAAAATACCATTTTCTGTTGCTATTTCAATCCAGCGGTTGTACTGACTAGCGGACAACTTGATTCCTTCAATGCTTTGGTTTGGTATATACATTGGAATGTTGTACTCAACCAATACGGCATGAGCTGGGCTGAACTTACCATCCGATAGCTTTAGGGGATTAAACATCTCATAAAGGTTACCTTTTCCAACCTTTTGCACGTCACCAGTAATTGGGTCAAATTGACGTGGCAAACTGTCAGATGTCAAAGGATTGCGAGACTTGTAGTAATTGACTGCCTCATAGAATCCACGCACAGCTGGCTCAACTAGGTCTTGCTTAAAGCCCATCTCGCCCGGCATTGTGTTGGATCTAGTTGGGTCAACGATACGCTCAATCGCTGCCACAAAAGAACTGTGGGTTCCTAGTGGTGATCCACCGATAGCAAACTCGGATACTTGTTTGGATGCTTTCTTGATTAAGTCATAGAAAATAGATGGGGCATCTTTAGATCCAGAAGTAAATACCTTACTGATATCGCTAAAGCCTTGGAGCATTGGTTGCTCTGAGAGATATTGGTATATACCAATGGTAGCACCCATGGCCATCTTCTCCATTTCTGTGCCTCCATGAGTCATCTGTGCATACTCGCCAGCTGTAGCACCGATTCCAAGCAATGTGGCAATTGGCTCTAGACCAGCATAAGAAATATAGACTTTGTCTGGACCATACTTAACTGACGTAATCTTTTCAAACTCAGCAAGCAAGTCAGGATCTACATCAGCCTTATTAAATACCATTGAGTATTGTTGCCAGCCTGTACCCTCTAATGCCTTCTTGTCATCCATCCGCATTGGGCCGTAGCCTGTCAGCTTGCCTTCAAATGTACCAGCGCTGACTGAGTAAATCATTGCACCGCCAAGGGTAACACGAGCCATTGCTTGGTCTCTGCGAATACCGCCAGCATTAAAGTCACCCCAGAATCGGGGGCTTGCAAAGTTCAAGCCTGGAGTTCTAGCCATTGCCTCTAAAGCAATATTTGTAGGGGTCTTAACGAATGGTACAAATATCTTAATTAATGGATTCTGAGCTGCTGACTGCAAGCCTTGCAAGGATTGCTCTAGTTCACGAGTGAACGTAACTGTACGAGATACAGCCTTAGCAGCTTCGTCAATATCTGGTGTTGGGTTGGCAAGCAAACTAGCTGTTAAGTCAGATGCCTGTTTAGCTGCCTCATCTGGAGTAAGGCCAGATTGTATTAACTTCTTATACATTCTGTCACCTTCTCTAGCTGTTATAGCATTTAATTCCATGCGATAACCCAGACCCTTAAAAAATTCATCCTCTGCCATAAGCGCTCTGCCGGGCAATGTAACGAACTTGCCCCAATAACGCAACGCATTACTAATGGCTTTACCTGTATCAGAATCACCAAAGTCAATGTCAAATGCATCTCGCCCAACTCGGCCAGTTTCAATCTTGGTGAATGGATCAGTTGACGTATTCTTGATAAATGCAGTACCAGCTATTTCGCCACCCTCTCTAAGGCCATACAAGAATCCAACAGCCTGTGCATATAACTCGTTTGTTGAGATAGCCTCTTCGCCACCCTTAAACAATAGGTTTCTACCTTTGCCAATAAAGGATGCAACAGCTCGCTCTGGCATCTGTAATGCGCCAAAGAATAAGTTACCCGCAATATTCTTTGCGTGGGTTACTGGGCTAGACAATAGACCATTAATCCAAGTTGAGAACCATATGTCTTTCAATGTCCCAGATATTGTTTTTTCTGCAAGGTCTCCCATAGCAGATTTGCTTGATAGGGCTGTGTACTTGTTAGCCAAATCAAATGCAGAATTAATACCACCGGCTTCAGTCATGAGACCAGAAAGCATCTCACCTCTATTTACTGATGACTGTCTAGCTTGGGAGAAAATACCGAGGGATCTAGCAATATCAATTTGCCTACCCTTGACGGCCTTAACAACCGCCCCTTCATAATCAATGGCCTGTAAAAACTGAGAGGATAAATCATCTGTTAATTTACCATCTTTTTTGGCTTGCTTAACTTTCAACCCAAGGTCATAGGTTCTCTTGCTGGCATCAGACTGAACCAATAGCATCTTGTATGCTTTGCCATAATCAGCCTCTGTAGCCACGCTTGGATCTAGCAGTCTGGCAACAAATGCCTCATCGTATCCTTCAGCGGATGCCTTAGCAGCAAAGTCTGTATAGCTAATTCTTTCAAACTTATCTGCGCCAAATGACCTAGCAACAGCCTCAATGTGCTGTTTAAAAGTGTCTGGGCCATCAATCAAATCTAGGTTAAGCACAGTCTCTGGCACACCAGCCGCAACCTCTGTTGGTGTGGGTGAGGGTTTACCCGTAGTCGGCATGGTTGGAGTGGCTTTTTCAATAGCCTCTGCTTGTGCTGGCTTGGCCTCTTTAATAACGCTATAAGGGCCTATTTTCCCTGTCTCTGTACCTTCGGGTAGGATAGGTCTTTCTGTGCGCTTGGGCGCTCTTTTAATAGTCTCTCTAAGCATTCCCTTAAAGCCAGCTACTAAGGTTGGCTCAAACTCAGGATTCTGGTCTGTTAGGGCGGTGGGATCTAATGGCTCGGATTCTGGTGGCAGCGCGGCAACATCTTGCTCTACTGTCGAGAGTTCATCTAACCGCTCGTTTAATGGCTTTATAGACATTATCCAAGCCCCTTGTTCATTGCTGCCAAGTCGGCAACATTGATTGGTTTACCTTGCGAGGCCCTATCCTCACCGGCATCCCACCAATTAGCAAATGGCAATCCATCTTGCATAAATTCCGTTGCTCGTGGGAACTGCTGAAGAAAATCTTCCTCTTTTAGTTTAATATCGTTAATCATTTCTTTGCCCTCTCTGTAATCTGCTCACCAGTTTCCATAACGGATGGGGTTTCTTGACCATCCGTTTTGAGCATAATAACCTCTTTCTTTTGGCGGGGGATAGTCACCTGGGTGCCGAGCTTTGGATCGTATTGGACAAAAAATCCATTGGAATCTTGTGCAGCTATAGATTCTTTGCGAGTCATAGCCTTGTTCTTTAGCCCAACAATTACACCATCAGAGCCTTGTGGCTGTGCATCCATTGGCCTAAAGTCATAAGCATCACCATCAACTACTCGGTATACCTTTCCTGTAACCTCATCGATTACAGACTCTGGTAGGCTTTGCTTGCTACTGAATGCCATTGCTACGTTTTGCCCATCATCAAGCCATTGGCGCATCTGAGACCAATTGGAATTTGGATTGTCAACATCAACTGTCAAACCATTTAATCCAGCCTTCTGTGACAATCCTGTTGAGCTGTAGGTATAGTGATGATTTGGCGCAACTGGGCGGTATTTCATCTTTGTGTAATCGTAGAAAAGTACGTCTGGGTTTGCTTCAATAATTGACTTATGTACCTTTGGATCAATGTCAGAAAGCATATTAAGTCGAATAGCTAAAGCGTTGCCATTCTTTTCTGCTGCTTTCTTCAATGAGAATATTTCTTCATTGAGTTTGATTGCAAAAGCCTCCGGCTCTCTGAACATAGCCTGTGTCATTCTAAAGCTGCGTAAACGAGCGCCTTTCATAGCATCTAAATCTCTACCACCGCCATAAGTAAAATATCCACCAGCGGTTTTTCCAAGACATTCTTGAGCGCAACTTGCGGAGTTTGGACAAGTGCTGAATTTGCCAACCTTAAATGCTGGTGATATTGATAAACCAGCGCTTTCAATATTACGGCCATCTGGCAACTCAATAGGTACACCACCTTCAACACCTTTTTCTGTTTTAAGCAATTTGCCATTGGTGGCAAGTAAATGATTAACGTTCCCTTCAGCATCAATTCCCAAAATTGGCTTTAAACGTTGATCCGCTAAAATAGCAGCATTTTTAATGTTTTCTGTGTCAAGCGTTTTAATCCAATTTATTGCAGCATCAAACGATTGTGTAAAGCGTTGTGTTGATGGCTCAAATGGTAAAGGTTGAGCAATCAAATCTTTAAATGCTTGGTCAGAATATATCTGTCCTTTTGGAACATTTTCAAAAACATAATCCTTTAATTCTTTTTTTTGTTTTCCAGTTAATTTCGTTCCCGTTTGCGCTTCAACTATTTGAATAATTTTAGATCCTGACATACTGGATGCAACACCATCAGAAACAATCTTTTGTATTGCTGGCAAACTTTGCTGGTCAATATTTGTAAGGGCTATTGGTTTAGCCGCAGCAAATGCTATTTCTTTTGTACCGCTAACATCTTTAATGCTTAAACCAACTGGGATACCCTTGGTGGCTTTGATTGCTTTTACCGCTATCTTTGCTGCATCAACAACTCCTGGGAATGGCAAGAACTCACCAGCTCCTTGGCCGTACTCTGCGCTTGCTTTGCGCTCTGCTTGTGCTGGTGCGCTTGGCGGTACAACAGGAGCCAATGGCGGTACATTAAGATTTGTGCCAGGCAACGTAAAACCCTCTGTACTAACTTGCTGAGTTGTCGGCAATGTAGTTGGCTGAGACATTCCCTCTAAAAACGCATCTACCATTGATTTATTATTTGGGTTTGTAAAAACATTTTTTAATCCAGTAAAAATGCTTTCTACATCACCGCCAATGCCAATCGTCTGTGATACAGCTCCTCGCCCAGCTCCAGCCAACATATCTGCTAAAGCCATTAATGGTCGATCCAAGTTACCAGCCTGTGCTGATTGTTCAAGAGTTAAGCCACCTCGGCCAACTCGTACACCTGATGGTTTTTGAACCATACCAGCGCCTTCTGGCATAACGTCAGTTACAACTTGTGGCTCTGTAAATCCGCTAACAGTAACTGTGCCAACTCGATCGCGAGCTGGGCCAGCTGCTAATAATGTGTCTGGCTGTTCTGTTGGCAAGACAAAGTCTTTAGCCAAATCATCCATGAATCGTTGGTCAATCATTTTTGAATAGCCCTTACTTGTCTCATAATCTTTTTACGCAAGTCTTCGTTTTTAACACCAGCACGTCTTAAATCTTCATCAGTCCAATTCTCTTTGTACTCAAGACCATTTTCTTTGGATATGCTTTCAAGACTTTTCCTAGCTGTTTCTTTTGCGTTAACTGAATCAGAAATCTCTTTCTCT